CAAAGAACGATCTCAGGATAGGAGAACGGTCGGAACACCTCACGGAACCTTTCCCGATCCGGCTCAAAGGTTGCGGTGAGAGTCACCTTTGCGATCCCATCAACCCTCTCCTCAAGTGTCACGCTGGACCAGTAGTCCCACGCCTCACCGTTGATCTCTAAGTAGACCTCACTAGGCATAGTAGACGATCCTCCGGCCCCGAGGCACTACATACAGTTCCTCTCCGCCGATCCGGTTTGTATCGATCAGGTTTTGCAAAACGGAATCATCAACCGATCCGTATAGCTCACCGCAAAGGTCCACAATGGACCTGTCACGCTGTAAGTAAATAACACGCTCCGGGAGCAGGCCAAACGAATCGCTGATGAGGCGCCCGGTGATCTGGGAAACGGCTCTCTGATTCAACTGAAAGCCCGCGCCAGGATCCAAGAAACTTTGCTCCCTGAAAAGATCGTCAAGGGCCGCGTTGTTTGCGTTGTTCAGGGTGATGATATTTTGAGCAGTGTCTAGCGCGTCGGCTCTGTTCTTGAACGGGATCTCATTCGCGCTCAGGACCGTTGCGTTCGTCGCGCAACTCATCATGAGGTTGTTCAGGGCAACATCATTGGGGTTGTCCGTGTCGCCAAACCCGGCCGATAGGGATGCTGAGAATGAGAAGTAGCCCGCCAACATCGCACCGATATCCTCAGCGAACCCGGCCGGAGACTTGATCAGGTTGATCATCTGCGTTGCCAAGTCCTGAGGGGCGTTCAGGAGCGTGTCTAGTGACTCGGTGAGCTGGCGCGCCTGATTGTCAAAGGCGCGCTGAGCGCCCGCGATACCGTTGCTAGCGGCCCTCACTGTTTGAGCTGCCTTGTCGATCCCCTTCACGACACTGTTTCCCATCAGGGCTTGCCCGATCGGATCGTTGAGATCAACATTTCCCGCAAACTCAGCGGCCGAAGCAACATCCCAGCCCGCGATCGTTTGTCCGATCTGACTCTTTGGGATCCCGGAAAAGTCCGGATAGACCTCGGCAAGGGTGCTTGAAAAAGTCACCATCACACGGGTTTGGTTTGCTTCCTCGACCATCGCGTTTGAGCGTTCGATCGTTCCAGTCGGAACAACGTCAAACGTTCCGTACATCGGATGCTCAAGTTTGCCCCGGCCCGTTTCCAAACACGCGACCTCAAAGGCAGTGCCTAGCCGATCGTTATCGTCGCCGGTAAAGAGGGCCACGATCGGGTAGACCCCCTCATCGTTTCCGTTGTCCTGGATGTACGCGCCGTTGATCCCGTTGAACTGAAAGCGCGCCGTTCTTTTTTTCGTCGAGCGTTTTAGATCAACGTACTGAAAAACGATCCGAGTTCCACCGGGTGAGGTATAGGCCGCCTCCTTGAGGCGCTGTTGCCACCCTGGGATCGTTGAGTCGTCACCACCAAGGCCAAGCGTATCCTTGACCGCACTAACAATTGCATCACCAAGACCCATCAGTCGAACCCTCCGGAGTTTTGGACGTTGAGCCCAACTCCGCCTTTGCCCTTTGCGCTTGCAGTCGCAGGCCCAATCACATTCACATCAATCATCCCGCGCACGTCTGCGGGAGCGGGCGCGCCGCCGTTACCTTGTAGCCCTCGGTCGGCTTGAACTCCTGGATTTTTTGCCGCGTCCATTGCCGCAAAATCCGCTTTCCTTTCGCGGTTCTCCATTTCGGCATTTGTAGCTTGCATCTGCTCAATCTTGTTGAAGCCCGAGAACACTTTGGCCAACTGATTGTTGAGCCAGATGAGCGGAGCGGCCAGAGCATCCAGGGCCATGAGCCCCGCTAGCTTGAACTCATCCCAGTAGTAGATCACCGCTACGATCGCCACGATGATAGCGGCGATGAGCAGAGCGATCGGGTTCATCAACATGACCGCGTTCAGCGCGGCGCCAGCCGCCGCCCAGGCCTTCGTTGCAGCGATGCCCAGCCAGATAGCTCCGGCAACTGTTCCGACAACAGCGGCGATCCTCACAAGAAGGGGAGCCCACTCAATGAACTTCTCAGTGTAGAACTGGATCGATTCTTTGGTTTCCGGATCTCCTAGCCACTCGGTGAACTCTTGGATCATCGGACGTAGCGAGCCCTTGAGCGAGTCATTGAGTGCAACCGTCAAGCCGTCCCAAGCGGAACCCAACTTCACAACATCACCATTGAGGTTGTCTAGCTTGATCTCAGCGATGCGATCAGCCGCGCCCTTTGCTCCTTCGAGCTTTTCGATCAACGCGGTTCCGTCACCGGAGGCGAAAACGTCGGAGAGCACTGTTAGCGCTTTCTGACCTCGGAGCCCAACGATATCAGCAAAGGCCTTTGCCTGAGCCGCGTTACCCTTGAGCCCAGCCTTGAGCTTGTTCGCTTGCGCAAAGATCTCCTCAGGCATCTTCATGTCGCCATTCAGATCAACGAAACTCACGTCAAGTTCCTTGAGCATCTTCTGAACGCCGGGGCCGCCTGCGGTGAGCTTGGTGAGCATCGTCTTGATCGCGTTGCCTGACTCGCTCGCCTCGATTCCCACGTCCTGCATTTTCGCGACCATCGCAACCGACTCCTCAAGAGAGAAACCGAATTGCTTCGCGACAGGAGACACACTCTTGAGAGATTCGCTGAGAGATGAGATCGATGATTTGGTGCTGGTACTGGCAACCGCTAACACATCCATCACTCTTGCGGCGTTCGCTGAGTTGGTAGCCATGTCTTCAGAACGTAGTTCGAAACCGGCCATAGTTGAGGTCAGGATCCCGGCTGATTCGGCCATCTCCATTTCGCCCGCACTCGCGCCCGAGAGAACCGCCTTGACGGCCCCTAGCTGTTGCTCAGTGTTGAACCCTGCCTTTGCCAGTTCGTTGAGCCCTGAGGCCGCCTGAGCGCTCGTGAACTCGGTTGTAGCGCCAAGCTCAGCCGCCTTGAGCCGGAGCTTTTCTAGCCCCTTCTCCGTGGCATTGTCGCCCATGTTCGCACGGACCTTGCTCATCTCCGTGTCAAACTCTCGGCCTGACTCGGTGAGCTTCCACATGCCAACAGCGGCAACACCGGCCGCCGCTCCAGTAGCGAGGAAACCCGTTGCGATCCCGCGCTGCATTTTGCCCATGATCGCTTGCTGCTTCTGCTGCCTAGCAGACAAGGACATGAGCTTGCGCTGTTTCGCAATCTGACGATCTAACACCCTGCTAACAAGGTCTTTTCCCTTGAAGATCGTTTCTACTGAAAAGCGGCTGGCCATTTATTTAGACTTTGCTCTAGCGTTTGCGGCATCGGTGTTTTGCTTTTTGATGCCTGGTGAAATGAACTCGTAGTAAGTCCGGATCTGGGAGAGTTTTAGTTTCAAGGGGTCGGGGAGTGAGCTGTATTCGTGCTGGATCTGAATGAACATTTCCAAGTAAACAGCTGGCACCTTGTGGGTGCTCCTAATCTCTCCCGTGTCTTCGTCTCTGACTCCTCTCCTGTGCCCGTCGCTTCCGCCTCTCACGACGGTTGCGCGGGCGTCTACGCCAAAAAAAGTGCGATGATCATTTGGCAGATCTTGAGATCTCGATTCTTGAGCTTCCCAAAGAGCGAGGGCTGACACTTGCAGATCTCAGCCATCATCATGTAGCGCTTGGAAATGTCAGCGTTCTTTTTGCCCTTGTCCAGCGCAAGAAACGCGGCCCCGTCCGGCTCATAAAACGTGATGCTTGTGGGCTGCCCTTCGGGCGGCAACTTGAACACAACAGTCGGCTCACCAGCCTCATTCATTGTGATGTGCCCGGTCTGAACGCCTCGGATGAACTGACTTTTCAGCTGTCCAAAGTCGACCTTTTCTTCGCCTGTCATGTCCCGCTCATCGAGATCAAGGTCCATGCATTCAGCGAACTTTTCAAACTCAGAAGTCGCAACTTCAACTGAGACTTTTTCCATGGTGTGTGTTTTCCTTTTTGGTTTGTGTGTTATTTGTTAACAGAGGGAGCGAGGCCGACCGGGCAGTCCCAATCCTTTACCCCGCTCCCCTTGATCTGTTATTGCTTTGTGAGCTTGTCTGGCCCGCAGAACTCAAGGGTACTTGTTGCGCTCTGAGAGGCCGCAACAACTTCGCCCTGAATCGTGCCGCGTCCCTGGTAGGACGTGCCGTCAACGTAGTTCACGAGAACGGGAACCCAGTCCTGAGCATCCGACACACCCTGAAGGAACTCTAGATCCTCCCGAACGTTGTCGATCTCAAGCTGGATGCCGTCCAGTTTCCACGGGGTGCGCGTCTTGATTTGACGCGCGCCGCCGTCGCCGTTGGCTGCTACCTCATTGGTAAAGCCTCCGAGCTGCCTATTTGAATCAGCATCCGCCGCGACCGGGAAGTTCCGGCTCTTGATCGAAATGCTCTCAATGCTACCGCCGATTGCCATTTGTCAGTTTCCTTGTGAGTGAATTGTTAACGGTTAACCGACTACGGGAGCCGAGCCAAAGAAGAAACCCCAGTTCAGAGTCACGTCACGAATGTTCGTGTTACCCGAGATCTGAACAGTGACCGCAACGTCAAGACGCTTCGGGTTGCTTGGGTTGATGTTTGCGGTGATGGTTTTCTTGGCGCGCTCAGCATCACTGATGATTGCGGCAAGTGCCAGGTTGTCCACGATTCCCGCGACAAGTGCGATCGCCATCTTCGGGGTCTTCGCATCGGGGTTCGTGGTGGGGCCAAACGGAATCAGCGGAGCGCCGTCCCATTCGGGGTTGTTGAACGCAAGGTTCAAGTTGTGGATCACTTGCATGATCTTGACGATATCAACAACGTAGCGATAGGCCGGGGGCTCCTCACCAGTCGGGCGCCATGGCGTTACCACGTCGCTCACATTCACAACCCCATCCTTTTTCTCAACGGTGGAGCTGCCTTGCTTGACGGCGAGATCGCGCAACTTGTAATCCCACTGAACAGCATCGGGGCCAGCGTTCAAAGTGAACACGGGCAAGGAGCCGTAATCGTAGGGCGGATTTACCTGAGCGCGGTTAACGATCGGGTTCACCTGAGCCGCAGCGATAACCCAAGGCATGTTGTTTGATCCGGGATTAACAAGCTGACAGGTGACGCGATCGGTGCCTCGGTTCTGAGTGTCAAACGTTGCATCACCGACCGATTCATCGTTGTTGCCGTAGAACACTACGCAAGGCTTGTGGACCAGCGTGTCCCATCGTCCCTCTCCCCAGATCACGAACTTGTCGAGGCTCGACGTTTCGCGCTCGGGGGTGATGATCATGGTGTTCCAAACCTCACCGATCAGGGCGAGTGCTGGATCCACATCCGACGAACCGCCGCCGCCGCTGAACGCGGTGAGCGCCCATGTGACGCCGAACGTTGTCGGGCCTGCCATCTCAAGCTCAACCTGATTGCCCGTGACTCCGAGCCAAGCCATCGTGAGAACAACATCAGTGACCGGAACGTCAATCGTTGCCGTCTCCCCGAGCGTTGCCACGGTAGCCGTGATCGTGAAGGTGAGGCCGTCAACAACGTTTGCGCCAACAGCAAGATCCTTGCCCTTGAGATTCCCCTTGGGATCGTAGAGGCTGAACAGCTGAGCGCCAGCATCCGAGCAAACAACCGAGTAGGTTCCGCCCTTGGGCGTTCCTGTCACGCTGATCACGGTGAGTGCAATGTTGGCCGAGTCGGTACCCACGGGAGCGCCGTAGGTGTTTGCCGCCTTGGCGGGCATGCCCAGCTTGTTGTTGATCGAATCCGTCACATCGCTGAGAACTTCGTTAGCGATGATCGCACCCTTCGGTACAAGAACCCCATCACCCTGAACGCCTCCAAGCGTCGGGTAGTAAGTCCCGGTCTCAGATGCCGTTCCGGCCCCTACGTCAACGCCACCAACAGCCGCCGCTCCGCCTGTGGGCTGAGGCAACGGGATAACATCAACGATCGTGGTTCCAACATCGGTACCGTTCACCGGGAAAAGTTCGCGGGCGATCTGGTACGCCTGTGAACTGTAACCCAAGATCCCGCCTACCTGGCTGGCTCCACCATCAATAGTGAACTTGTCTAGGGGGTAAGAGAGTCCGTCCTCACCCTGTGCAATGATTGCAATTCGCTGGGGCACAAATCGGACGGCGCCACCAGAGAGATCCTTGTATTTGGTTGTTACACCAGTGCCGCGAGCGACAGCGCTTGGAGCGATTCCCATGTTCTTGTTCCTTGTTAGTGATTAACTTGTGAGATCCTATGTTCTCTCAAAATTACGGAGTGCCGCTGATGTCCGTGTGAACCTCAACAAGCAATCGACCATCTTCTTCTCTGAAAACAGAGGTGGCGAGAATATCAAACACCTCACCTTTGAACTGGGGCGAGTCTACCAGATAATGAACCCCTAAGGCTAGTCTTGATCCGACCGTTGTGACGGCCGCGCGCGTCTCTAGCTCAGGTTGAAAAGCGGTGATGCCATCGACCCAACGGCCCCAACAATATTGCTGATAGGTAGACGGGTTGACCCCATCGTTAGCTCTTGGTGAGCCTAGGTATGTGTATTGAGCGGACATGAGGATCCGACGCACAAGACCGAGCCAGCGATCGACCTGATCCTTTGCAGTTTCGTCGCCGGGAGTGTGGCCGGTTGGCGTATCCTTGGATTTGCCGAAACCGTAAATATCAATGTTCCAGGTCCCGTCACCACGGTTCGCGCGGACGGTTGAGCCATCCTTGTTGAACGCTGCGTTTTGAAACCAAACGTTGATGATCGGTGTGGTGTCCTCACCGTCTACCGGCTCATCAAACGGCTTCACGCGGTTGCGGTAAACGTGAGCCTTCCAGAGGTCTGGATCCTGACCATCGTTAACAGCTAACACTTGCTGCTCAGCGATCTCTACCGCGAGCAAATTTGAAACCGCCTCGGTGATGATCTCGTGACCGTCTTGCCCGGTGATCAGTTCGGTGATGAGTGCTGGCATTATTCCTCCCACTCATCGAGGAAGCAGAGTCGGACGCCCACCGCATCGGGTAGGCTCTCATCAACTCTGAACTTTCTCGGAGCGTCCCAGGTGGGGAGCTGGAACTCAACAAGCCAAGGCTTTGAGGTCTTGCTTGCGATGCCGATCGGGGTGCCGATCGTGAAAGACTCAACAGGTAGCGCGACGTGTACGCGCCTCTGTGAAATGTTCTGACCAGTCTCGGGGTCGATCGTGTTTGAGATATCGTAGCCTTGGCCCGTGATCTCTTGCGTCGCTCCAGCCGGATTGGTGAGCGTCATGAGCACGCCGAAGCCAGTAGCCGAATCCTCAAGGATCGCTTTCGTATCGGCACTGGCTTGGGCGTACAGGTTCATGACTCTTTGACCTTGAGGAACTTCTTTTCGTAAAGATCCTCAGCTTTCTCAATTGCTTCCTCAGGGATCCGTGAGAGGTCCGTGAGTTCAACAGTCATGCCCTCGGTCTTGAGTCCGCCAAGCGTTGAGAGGCACTTCCCCTCACACATGACAAGCTCAGGGACCTGATCCATGTCCACCGGATCGGTTTCGGGTTCGTCCTCACCCTCATCCTCAGAATCTTGAGACTCCTCAGAATCGGCCGACGTTTCCGGCTCCGGCTCGGTTTCAGGCTCAGCCTCAACAGCATCCGCCTCGGTTTCATCGCTCACGGCCTCTGAGTTCTCCTCAGAGGGCGCCTCGGAGTCCGCCACGGCATCCGCCGCAGTTTCATCCGAAACGCCCTCAGGAGCGCTCTCAGCCGCCTTCTTACGGCGCGCCATATTACGGTGCTACCGTGTTGAGCGTACCGAACGTATCGATCGCCGTGGGGATGTAGAGCGGGCGAGTACCAGCGCTGACATAGAGCGCCGAACCATCGGGGATGATCCAGGAGTTCCAGGTCATGTCACCACCGTTCGCAGAGCGACGCTGGGGCAAGAACTGAAGGGCTCGCTGCTCGGGGCCAGCAACGTAGGGCAGGGCGCCATACGCGGCATCGATCCGGGTGTTGTCGGACAACATGATCGCGTTGTTGTCGTCAACGTAGCGAGTGATTGCCCCACCGTTGGGATCCTTGTACTTCCCGGTGTAGGTCCAGAGTTCAACGAGGTAGGGACCTACCGCGATATCACCCATGAACACCGCTCCGCCCACGGGGCGAGGACGGTCAACGGCGCCGAGAGAGATGCGACGATTATCGAGGATCTTTTGGACCTCATCGTTGCGTACAAAGTTCTGCCATGCCGTGCGTCCGAAGATCACGCGGTTTGCAGTTCCGCGCCCAACATCGTTGAGCTGGTGAGCAAGGCTCTCAAGGTCCAAGAGAGGCGTAGCATTCGCAGTGTCGGACCAACTGGTGGCGACCTGCGGGAAGTTTGCCGCCTTGGGGGAGTAGTCGATCGTGTAGAGCGAAACTCCGTTCTTGTCCTTCAGATCAGCCTTGCCGGTCTGAAGAACCTGAGAGGCCTGAAGTTCCACCGAGCGGCGGATCTTCTTGTCCATCTTCTGGAGAACCTTTGCCGCGTCCATCGCAAGGTTGGCAGCGTAGACGGGATCCTGATGGGGATCCTGACCGGGCCGACGCTCAAGCAATGAGAACGAATTGAGAGGCGCTTCCTCCTTGTAGATGGGGGGAAGATACTCGTTGTTCTGGTAGAGGTTCGCGGTGTTGTCGCGTCCCCCATCCTGAAGATCCTGAATGACGATCGCAATGTCGTCCGTGTCGCGTTCGATATCGATCGTGACCTTCTGGGATCGGAAAGCTCGCGCGCGCGCGAGCGAAGTCAGAAACGTGGGCGCCGGAGCATCGTCGCTGTACGTTTCGAGAAAGACGCTGGTAGATTTTCCTACAGTCATTTTCTTGATTCCTATGTGTTAGCTGTTTACGACTGAAGGATCAGCCAGGGTTGTTGAACTGACCCAGTTGATCAACCGGGATAGCGAAGATCGCGAACGTTCGGAGCGCGTCCTGTTCTGCCTTGGTCAGGGCAACGAGGGGAGCGGCGGCAGCGTGCAGCTTATCAAGCCGAACCTTTCCACCGAGCACCGGGCGAATGGGGTAATCCCCGGCAGCCGTAGCGGTCACATCGTACTGAAGGACAGCCATCGGAACCTGGGAGCCGTCTGCGGCGCCAGAGTCGTAGGGGAGGAGCTTACCGCTTGCGGTGACACGTCCAAGGACGGTGCCAGCGGTGAGAGCCTGATCGAGAGTCATAACCAAGACCTCATCGTCAGTGACGGGAGTTTCAAGGCAGACTTTCGAGAGATCGATGTTTTCGTAAGTGCGGTTAGACATTTGCTAGTTTTCCTTTCCTGCGTTGTCCGAATTACTCGGAGATGTCGCAGTCCACGCCGCTGAGGCTTTTGAGGTTTGCGGCAAATTCGCGATCGAAGTCTGAGACCTCAACTTCGCCCTCTTTGCCCTTGTTCGTGACCTTGCCCCTGAGAGCATCGTCCGCGGTTTCGTCGTCGTCGGTTCGGTTCTGCTTGTCACGCTTGTTCATGGCTGCGCTCATGTACTTTGCGTTGAGGGTCTGAGTCATCTCAGTTCCCTCCGTTACAGCGGTGAGGGCGGTTTTCATGTCGCCGCTCATCGTCCCCATTTCAAGGTGGGCACCTACGCGATCGCGCTCCTTGGTGACCGCTTCCGAGCACGCCGCAGAGTAAACTTCGGGGTGTTCGGTCTTGAGAGTTTTCAAGTCCATTTTGTTTTTCTCCTCGGCTGATGCCGACTGCTTTTGTGACTCCGAGGGGCCACCATTGGCCAAACGAATATCATCAATCATACCCCGCGAGCGGGCTTCCTCAGCAAGGAACGAACGCCCCCTACCGAAAGTTTCATTCACTAGCACCGGGGTTGTACCACGACTCTCCGCAATGTTGCTAACGAAAAGCTCATGCATCGCGTCCAGCTGTGAACGGATAACAGCACGGCCCTCCTCGGTAGTAACATCGGGTCGCTTGTCGGGCGCCTCGGTGCTGGTGATCGTTACGATCTTTTCATCAACGGCAAACTCAGCCGCGACTCCGATCGATCCAAAGGACGAAGCCGGTCCCTGTGCTTCGATGCGGCCCGTAGCGGCTGCGATCGCGTAGGCCGCAGATGCGGCATAATCCGCAACACTAACGACCGGCTTCGTGAGAGCTTTGATAGTGTCCGTCACTCGGTGCAAACCTGATGCTTGTCCGCCGGGTGAGTTCACGTTCAGCTGAATGCTTTCGACCTTGGGGCTTTTCTCAGCGAATGAGAGGGCCGCAAGGATATCGTTGTAGCCCGTGTGCTGAACTCCGAAGAACTTCAGGATCGGGTTTGAGCGCGCCATGAGAGGGCCAGCAACAGCGATGTGAGCGACCCCATCAACTACAGCAAATTCCTCAGGCTCCGGCTCAACGCCTTGGCCCACAACTGCGGCGACGATCGAACCGTCCGCCTGTGCAAAAACGTCCTTGATCTCTTCTAGGGCTTCCGCCTCAATAAACCACTTCATTCCGGCTCTCCTTGTTCCGCGATCTCCGCGTCCGTGAATTGTCCCGCATCTGAACTGAGCGGCACCTTTGCATCAAACGCGACCTCACGTTCCCGCTTTTGCTTCTTGATATTGTCGCGCCACTTGGTGCCCGTCGCCAAACGAGACGCGCGATCGAATGAAAGGAAACCGTTGTTCACGGCAAGCTGTAGCCCCTTCATTTGCTTGTGCATGTCCGTGCTCGGCTTAACCTGCCCGTTCCACTCGCTCTTGATCCAGGCCGCGAAAGTGTAGCGCCCCTCACCCGTGGTGTTACGCCAAGCGTCAAGGAAACCATCCGCGATGATCCGTTGTGCCAGCACTTCCCCGATCAGCCACTCGCGGTAAAACGGCTTGCAGAAAGTATCACCGAGTTGAGTCCGAGCGACCGAAAGGTACATTCCGAACTCATGGATCGCGGCTTGCGAAGCTGCATAGTTTGAGCCGAAACTCAACATCAGGATCTCAGGCGGAATCTCAAGAGCCCAAGCGAGCCCCCTCACGATCCCTTCCTCAAAATCCGAGAACGATTGATCGGCGCCCGTTGTCGGAAAGCCTTTCATCTTCTCGCCATCGGCAAGACGATCGATAACTACGCCGGGATTGAGGGATTCGGTTTTGAACGCTACGGGGCCTTGATTGCCTTCGCCTGGACCGACCTTCTGTGAACGCCTAACAGCCGCATTCGCTACCGTC